TTTTTAAAATTCCTAGTCCAGTCCCTCGACTGGGTGATATTCCTCTATTGCTTTGTCGATAAATGAGAGCTTTAAAAGGGTCTCTTCAAGCTCAGATTTAACACTAATTAGTTCTTGGATTGCTGAATAGTATTTGTCTTTCCATTCAGTCAATTCTCGTTCAATTTTATATAATGAAATTTTCAGGTCCTTGACCTCCATTTTAAGGTGGTCTTGTTCACGCTCCTGCTGTCTTACTTTTTCTTTTTTATTATCTCTAATACCTGCAATTATTGCAGTACCCATTCCAGATAAAACTGCTGCGGAAAGGGCAATAACTAGGGAGGCATAATTCATTGACATTATGTACTAATTATACCTTAAATTAAGTGTTAAATTAGTAATTCCGATGCAGAAACTTCTGGGCCAACATAGCGTCTTTTAAGAATAAATTCCTTAACATGATCTGGGCCATTGGATCTTCCAGCCAAAATGATTACCCATCTTGGTTCAAACTTAGATGTTATACATGTGTCGCATATTAATAAGTTGATTGGCAGAAGGGATGACCTTTTAGCCTCTAATTTATTCTTGCTCTTAGCACAACTGTAGCAAAGTATTTTTTCCATTATTCCTGTTCCTCAACATGCTTGAAAATAATCTCTTCCATTATGGTAAAGTCTTCATTTTCCATTAGCTCTTCTATTTCCTCATCATTTTTTTTATATCTAACCATAGAAGCATATGCCCCTAGTTTTTCTACTGCTCCGTAGCATTTGTCTGAATGAATATATACGATATGGACAACATCATAATACTCTTTCACTTGGTACCCCTTCCAGCTCGCACCTTACCCCATATGATTCGATTAAGGTTTTGACTTTGTTTACGTAATCAATTACCATCTCTTTTTTACTTCCTTGGAACTGTAAAAAATTATCTTCATATAATCTTAGGGCAAGAAACTCTGGATACTTAACTACATCCATCATAAATGTAGGGGGTTTCTGTATTTCATGTACTCTTTTTTTCATTTCTAATGTATAGAATACAGGCTTATTTGGTTCACCAGTCCACTGGTTAATTCCATACTTAAAATGTTCATTTTGTTTGGCTGATGATTTATCAATAAACATTTTTCTTTTTTAACCTCTTCCAAACATCAGCAGTTTTGTGTAAGTTTTTTGATCTGTCTATCGAACCAGAAGTCAAATAAACTCCACCCCAAACTCCATACTCATCATTTTCTTGTCCAGACTTATAGCATACTGATATTACTGGACATGATAAGCATGCTTCATCAATATTTTTTGCAATATTTACATCTATTTCGTACTTATCATAAAACAAATTTGTATCCATGCCTTTACATGCGGCAAGGTCATACCATTGAAAATCTTCTTCGTCTACTCCTAGGTTACTTAAAATGCTTGACATACTTAGTAGGTAGCTTCCATATTCCTTTATTGTCAACGGCAATCTTCTCTGCCGTTCCCCAATTATTGTTTTTGAACATGCCCTTTACGTTAGTAAAGCCGCTAGCATCTTTTTTCCAAATTACTAAGTCGTAGTTATCCCAATATGGGACTATGTTTTTAGCCTTTTTAATAAAGACCTCTACACCTAATTCTGTTAAATTTAACATGCTGTCCTAAACATAAACCGCAGCATCCCACTGATATATATTATACAGGAAATACTGCGGCTATGTCAATAGCTATTTAATAAAAGTTCCATCCCATATGGACTTTTTAATTGGCTCTTCTTTATCTTCTAGGTCGTATGATTTGTCTACTGGGACGCAATTTGGGACCATTCTGCCATTCTTTTCCTTCATGCCTTCTTGTCTGTAGCCAGTCCAGCATTTTTGCATTTCATTATCCCATTTATCTTCGTCTTCATTATCTGATTTATATACGTCTTCTACTTCTGTTTCTGCTTGTTCGCCATTTTCTGGCATATCTTCTGATTCTGTTTCTTCTTCTGGAGTTTCAATTAAAGCCTCAATTGCTTCTTTTAGATGCTCAATAACAGCGTACATTTGCTCTCTTGTTACTTCTGGACGCAAGGCTTTTGTAATCGCGTCACCGCCCCAAGCGTCCCACATTATTCTTCCATTAGATGGATCTGATGTGTTATAAAAATCTTTACCTTTTTTATCTACTTCATGGCGTGAAAAAAATGAATACATTCTTTTTACGGTTGATAGACTTAAAGTTTCTCCTCTGGCTAGTTGTCCTGCACGAGTCCATCCAACCATTGTTCCAGCACCTTTTGCCTTGCCCTGTTCTTTCCATCTCAAAGCTCTTTTTGCTGCTGCCTTCATTCCAGCTGTTGGTTTGTAGCCCTCTTTAGCCATTATTTCTCCTTTACGCTAACAAGCTTAACGCTTTTAACTTCGTCATCAACACCAAATATATCATTTACATAATCTACTGCATCATTTTCGCTAAATGCTTGAACTTCTGCATCTACTTCGATCTTGACACGATATGTATTCATTTACTTAATTTCTTGACCGCAGGATTCACACTTCTTTTTTGCAGTTTTAGTTTTAGCTGTATCAGAAGAACCTGATGAACCTTTAAACTTAGGTCTACCAAAGCCTACGATTGAAATCATTACTCCTGCTTTATTTTTCTTAAATGCACGAAGCTGCTTACAAACTTCTCCACCGTTTCTTTGGCTTCCCTTTTTCTTTGAAGAAGTATTTCCTTCTATGCACCAAACAGTTCCGTCTTCATTGTCTTTTACAACAATTCCAACGTGAGAAATTCTATCGACGCCATCTGATGGGAAATCAAAATAGACGATATCTCCTGGCTCTGGATCTGCAATGTCTCCATCAATCCACTGTCCAGCCTTTTTAAATGCTTGTGCTCATCCTGGAGTGTAAACAGTATTAGGAACTTTTACCCCAGCTTCGTTTGCACACCAGTTAACAAATGATCCGCACCATGGTTGAAAGTTAGCTTTTGTGTAAGCACCATATTTTGTTTCATTGTCTTTAGGACCTTCAATGGTTCCAATTTCTGCTGTAGCAACTTCAATAAGACGTGCTGCGGTGCCCTGCTCTGCCATTATTCTTTATCCCAATCAGTATCTACTGGTTGTGCTTCTGGCATTGCTCCATCTGGCTTTGCTGCTAAACGTGCTGCTGTAGCATCAATTTCTGCTTCTAATTTTTTATCCGCTTGTGTATTCTTTGCGTCCATTTCTTTATTGGCTAGTTGTGCTGACATTATATCTTTAGCACCTGATTGACCAATTAAAAGTCCTGCTAAAGTTCCTGTAATAAATGTAGCAACTGAACCAAGAACGTTGAAGAACATCTTGTCGTTTTCTGACTGTCCGCCAATTGGTTGTGTTACGAAAATAAGGGCATAAAGAATACCCAATGATGTGCACAAAAGAATTGTGCCTAATGTAATTCCTAAAATAAATTTTAATCTAGCGTCCAGTTCTTGAGGACTTAATCTTTCTCTAGCCATTTGGTGTACCTGTTTCACTTGTTGTAATTTGATCTTTACCAATTACATCTTTGGTGCATGTGCCTGTAGCTTCACAAATTGGAGGATTGCACTCCGCCTTCTCCCAATTAGCAGGGTCTTGGCATGGGTATCTATAAAAACCCTGATAACCGCATCCAGTTAATGATACCATTAATAGAGCGGTTAAAGCAATAGATATAAGCTTTTTCATAATACCATTATAGCAAATTTATTGCTATAAGGGCTACTCTTCTTCTTTTTCAGCCTTTTCTCTAATACCTATAGTCAAAAACCATAGGGCTACTGAGGCCAGGGTTACGCATCCAACCACTGTCTTTGCACTACCCTCTAGAACAACCCATGCTACGAAAAAGCCTAGGAATGTAAAGTTCTCACTAAGAATAGCCATTAGTCTCTTTTTTAACCAGTTCATATTTACCCCCTTATTCTCAAAATTGAACTACCAAGAATTACTTGCCCCACTAAAATAGCGGCAACTAAAACCTCTGTAGCATCTTTTCTTTCTTGTGGTGACATATCTGCACCAATATTTGCAAGCGCTTTAAATACCTCACACTTTTGTTCTTCTGTTAAACCTTCAATTGCTTCATCTGGATTAAAACATCCAGCAATTGCTCCCACAAGAGCAGCTGGACTTTCTAGTGTTAATAATGCTGAAGCTACTTCTGCTGTAATAACTACTGGATTACCATTAGCATCTTCTCTTACTTCTACTGGAATTTGTGGAGGAAGATCACGATATTCAAGACCTGCTGCTGCTATATCGGCAGCCTCAATTGCAGAACCATCTGCAGACTCAATTAATGCTTCAGCAACAATATCTTTTTCTGCTAGAGTAAGCGCTCCATCTTCTGCCAAAGCCTCTGATAGATTAGCAACTTCTTCTACAGATATTTCTCCATCAGCAGACAATGCTTCTAATATTGCTTCTGCATCTTCCGCTGTTATATTTCCATCTTCAATAAATTCAGTTATTGCTTCTTGTATTTCTTCAACAGATAGTGTATTATCTTCTTGTGAACTTTCATCAGACTCATCCACATTTTCTTCAGGACTATTATCTTGTTCGTCGGTGGATGAAGACTCATCAGATTCAGGTGTATCCGTATCGGGAGATTCAGGCTCTTCAGAAGGTGTCTCATCAACAGGATCTTCAGGAGTCGGTTCAGTTTCTGTATTCTCGCCTTCATCTGGATTGGTATCGTCTGGTGGAGTTTGTTCGTTGTTATCAACTGGAACATAAGAAGATCCACCAGTTAAATTAGAACTTTGTGTTGTAGGAATAGAAATAACAGTCTCAGTATAATCGCTTACTGGTCCAGACCAGTTAGCAACTCTTATTGTATAAGTAGCTCCTTCTGTCAAACCAGTTAGCTGTATGGACTCTGGTGCACCATCTGTATTATATGTTCCACCAGCATAAGGATTTTCTGCATTTGGATCATCTGTAACAACTTGATAATACCACGTATTTGCTGTATATCCTACTGGCAACTCAGGAGCAATTGTCACAGTGGTTCCTTCAATAATTGGCTCTGCAAGTATTGGAGCAGGTGTAGGAATATTATTATTAATAGCAGACACAAGCTGTCCTGCTTTAGTATTTAATGATGACTCAAGAGATGTTTTTGTTGATACTGCTGAGTTTATGGTATTAGTTAAAGATGTTGTGTTTATAGCATTTATATTAGAAGTGTTTGTTGTATTTTGTGCAACAACTGGAGAAAGACTTTGATTTAGTTGAGTAATTGTTGCGTTTGCTGCATCTACTGCTGCTTGAACTGTTCCTGTATTTGGATCTACATATGGAGTAAATGCTGAACCCTGACTTATTTGTCCAGAAAATCCAGTTCCAGAATTTGTATCTGTAATTTGTGTTATTGCTCCATTATAAGTTTCTCTATAATTAAATCTTGCACCATTTGGTATTGGTCCAACAGCAGTTACATTTGCCATCCATGCACCATCATTTGGATTTACATCAGCATTAAATCTTACTTGAACCATTTGAGTAGAAGCATCTTGTTGTGGAAATGGTCTTAAATCCCAAGCAATATCTAAACTTGTTCCAGTAGTTGAATATGTAATTCCAGTTCCTGTACTCCAAGTAGTCCAGTCCCATCCAGCAATAGATACTGAAGGTGCGCCTGGAGTTGTGTGATAAACCCATCCTTCATTTGTTCCAAATGTTATTGTTGCATTTGATCCAACAAATACATTATTATAAACAGTTCCGCCCATTTGCATTCCGAATGGAAGATTCATTTGAACACCAGCATCATCTACGCCAGCAAGTACATTTGTAGTAGTCCCTATAGTTGCCTGTAAATTATTTACGGCTGTTTGAGCATTATCAATTGCAATATTGGCTTGAGTTAATTCAGTTTGAGCAGTTGCTTGTGCTGTAGATGCTTCTGTTTTTGCTGTAACGGCTTCAGATATTGCTGTTTGAGCCTGAGTTATTTGTGTGGATACATTATTTATTGCGGTAGTTGCAACAGCTACTGTATCTTTTGCATCCTGAATTACTTGAGAACTTTGATCTATTGGGGTAGCAGATAGATCAACATTATTAATAGTATTAATAGCGGCTTGAACATTATTTATTTCTGTATTGGCCAAAGATATTTTTGATGTTACTTCTGTTGTAGCTGATTGAGCTTGAGAGTATTCGGTTTGAGCCTGTGTTATTTCAGTTGTAGAATTTACATTAGCTTCTATTGCTTGCTGTACTTCTGCAGCAGCCGTTGCAATTGCTGTGTTTACCGCCTGTTGTGCTGGACTTACCACAACCTGTTCTGATCCGCCAGATTCTGTTCCGTATGCTATTGATGGGGCAACTAAAAAAAGCCAGCCGCTTACAAAAGCGCCTAGCAGGAATAGTTTTAACTTCCTAGTCAATTAGACTTCTCCGATGTTACATAACTTGTTTAAGTAACATTTAGATTATAGCAGTTAAGTCCTGCTAAATGAAATTAGTTAACTACTTTTTGTTGTCAGTCTTGTAAAATCCAGAACCTTTAAACTGTATACCAAATGATCCGTAGTTTCTCTGTAGTCTTTTGCCACAACCGTTGCAAAGGTAGGTTGGCTCAACGTCCATAATTGATCTTTCTTTAGAAACAATCTTGTCTGGAGAACACTCACATTTGTATTCGTAGATAGGCATTACTTTCCGCTCTTTTTTCTCTTTTCAGCTAAGGCTGCAAAGTCTTTGACCTTAGTTTCCCCCATGTATCCCCACGCATAACCATCTTCAATCATCTGCTCATTAACTGATTTTGCATTGCCATCTAGATAAACCCAACCAAGTATTCTGCCATACTTTTCTGAGCTATCTGGCTTTTCTGTTTTTACAACTATTTCTTTAGCATCTTTAAACTTGTACTTTAAATACTCTTTAGATTCTAGACCTAAAGTTTTCTCAAACTTATCTGTTGTTCTTGACTCTGGGGTATCTATTCCAGCCAATCTAAGTCTTTGAGAATATGAAATGCTGAATCCAAGATCGATGTCAACATCAATGGTATCTCCATCAACTATTTTTGTAACTTGCTTTACTCTGTACTCAAACATAATTCTCCTTAAATTGTTAGGAGCAGTTTATACACTTGCTCAGGTGTATCCACGGGTAGCAGCCCGCTTATAATCTGCGACTCCCCAGTGACGGGGTGCAGATCTTTATTATACTATTTATTTGATTTTGATTGTCTTTGGCTTTTCCTCTTCAGGAACTACACGCTCAAGATCAATTGTTAGCATACCATTTTCTACCTTAGCTCCAGATACTTCGATATATTCACCAAGGGCAAATTCACGAGTAAATTTACGAGCAGCGATACCACGATGTACGAACTTGGCGTCATCCTTGTTATCTTTAATTTCACCCTTGATAACAAGTGTCTGATCCTTCATTGTAATATCTAGATCTTCTTTAGCAAATCCAGCTACTGCAATTTCGATTATGAACTTGTCTTCATCATCTGTTTTGATGACGTTATAAGGTGGGTATGTTGAGTTTGATGCGTGGCTGTGAACTCTTGAAAGTCTATCTAGTTCACGATTGAAGCCAATAAAAAAGGGATCCTTGAATAGGTCCCATGTATATGTTGTTACCATTTTATTCCTCCTATTAAGCGAATAAGTTAATTTATGTAGGCCCCTAATGGCGACCTACATATATTATATCAAACTGGTTTTTTAAAGTCTAAAAAATCTTTTTCTGCTTTTCTTTCATTTTTTCTTCGTTGGCTGTAGCAGCATATAGGGCTCTTTGATGTGCAGCTGCTCTTGACTTGCTTGGATGGCATCCTTTAAGTTCGCCATTTTCATTTACTACTGCCCAACCTTTGCATCCTGCTACATTTTGTTTAACGTCGTATGGCATAGTTCCTCCTAGTTGTCTGGTATTTCTGGCATATCAATTGGCAATACGCCTCTTTCTCTTGCTATTTTAAATCCTTCTTCGCTCAAGGTTATCGTTGCTTCTAGATTTTCATCATATTCTATATTTATTAAATCTTTTTCATATAAATCTAATAAGGTTTTATCCACATATTCCATGTGAGCTTCCCATAATTCTGGAGCAATTTCTTTAGCATCTTCGCTAATAGCGAATATCATTTCTCCATCTTCCGCAACTCCAGCAACCTCGACAGCACCTATTTCAATGTAATGGGCGAGCTTCATGTCGTCCTCATAATCCTCTGAACTATAGTCCATATCCATATTATACTCCTAAATGGTGCCTATACGATTTTGATTCCTGCTATATGTTCTAATAGCATGGCAATTAGCGCATACTATATCGCATTTAGCCATTTCCTCAAATCCCTTTTCTCTACCGTATCGTGAGTATATTTCACTTACGCTTCCAACTTTTTTAAATTCTGGTTTGTGATCGAATTCAAGCATATAGTGTGGATATTTTTCCCCACAGTCTATGCACCCAGATTCTTCTTTTATCTTCCAAACTTCTCTTCTTAGTTTGGCTTTTGTTAGATTTCCTCTAGTTAAAGATTTTTGTTTTTGCCCATCTCCAAGGTGGTAGGCTATTGTTCCCTTTGAACATCCTAGGATAGATTGTATTTCTCTGTAGGACTTACCTTCGCCTCTAAGCTTTAATATATTTTCTTTGTGATCCACCATTTCCTCTTTCCTTGTAAGTCCGCAGAGTCAGACTTGAACTGACGATAACCGAATTATGAGTTCGGGGCCTTAACCAACTTGGCTACCTGCGGTTAGCCTATTGTATTGTGCCGTCATCGTTTTTGTCAATAGTTGTTTCTACTATTTGTTGAACATAGTCAGAAAAATGTTTTCTAACGCTGCCAGCTGGTCTAGACCCAATAGTTTTCCACAACCTCTTGTACTCTATAACATTTGAAAATGTTGTTGGACAAAGCATTACTCCGTTGTATTCTTTTAATACAGTTGGGAGTGGGACATGCTTACCGCAACATTTACACTCTTTAGCTTTATCTTGATATATACTCATACTATTTCCATTCCTTCTAGTACATCTTTAAGATGATCAGGCATTTTAGGTGCACGAATTAGATTGCCCCTAACGGCAGTTTCTTCTTCTCTATCCCATGTCAATGTGTCATAGGTATGTATTTGCACTTCTTCAGAACTATCTCTTTTAGTTCTAATTATAGAATTATAAATAGATCCACAAACGGCATCCGCCAAGTCCTTCGAACCTTTTCTTGGGTGATCTACTTTGTCCCTCATAATTTTTAATTGCAATAGTTCGTCTATCAACAAGGGAACATGGGGGCCAGATAATCTTTCTTCTAAAACAATCATTGCCATATCGTCATAATGTTTTTTAGCCACAGATAAAGTTTCAGTATTAATTCCGTATTGTTTTAACTGCTGCATCATATCGTGAGAATTCCAGCGGTCAAAGGTACATAACTTAATATTAAATCCAGCTGCCCTTAAAGAAAGAATATAATCTCTTACTTCAGAAAAATCAACAGACTTGTCTGTTGTTGGTGTCCAGTACCTAACAGCATCTACTTCTACAATTGGTGCTGGTTGAGAATATGTATCTGTAACTTTAATGTTTACCCAATTTTTTACATGAGACATTGCTACAGCACAATGGTCATGTTTTTGTGCAAGGTCTACGTGCATGAAATACTCTTTATCTGGATCTGGTTTAAACCAAGATTCCATTCTTCCAAAATCATCAATTGCTAAGGCTGTATTGTTAAAAGCCTTTTCAATCTTTTCTCTTGATTTAAAGAATGCATCGATTGCTTCTGGTGGCATGCAGGCAAATCTACTCAAAGCATCTGGCATATCTCTATAAAAGTCTACTTTAAAATCGTCTATCTTTTTAGTTGGATTTACATCCCATGTTGGTCTTTTGATAGCGTATGTTCTTGGAAATAAGTATGACTTAATATGGTCTTCTTCCCACTCAACAGTAATCTCATTGCCATCAGTTCCGTCTGGAAGCTCATCGTCCATCTTCAATAACTTACTTCTAACAACTGTTTCTTTTTCTGCAACAACTGCATCGTAAAACTTTTGAATTGGATCGTTCTTAAAGCGTGGGAATGATAATAGAATAACCTTCCCAAAGTCTGGGAAACGAGAAATAACAGATCCACGATACATTGAATATATAGCATCAGCTGTTTTAGCCTGATCGTGACCAGTAGTATTTTCAGTGGCAAAGCCTGAGATTTCGTCTAGGATTACGGCTATTACGTTATAACCTTCCCAAGCCTCACGCTCAGAGTGTCCAGAATATACGTTTACGCTTTTATCAAACTTAATTTCTGATGCCTTTGGCTCGTATTTACCTACGAACCATGGAGACCTTTCAATTCTTGTTTTAAATCCTTTAAAGAAAACGTTGTTAGCCTGTTGAGCGTTAATAGCGATATTAAGAATATCAATTGTATCTCCAGGTGGCTTTCCATAATATGTTGCTGGATCTTTTAGGCATAGTAGCAAATATACTATATATGCAACTGAAATTGTAGAACAGTAGTCTTTTCCAGAACCTTTACCCAATTGAGCAATAACTTCGTTGCATGTCTGCTTAAATCTTGTTCTTCCGTCTTCTTCTCCAAATAATTTAATTAAAGTAGCTTCTTTATAAATTTGAGAAGATTTTTCAATTAATGTGTATTGATATTCTGAAAGCGGTGGAAGGCCAAGATACTCTGGACTTGTAACAAATGTACGCAAATCTACTGGACGCTCATCAAATTCTTCGCCGTCCAATATATCAATTAGGTCATTAAAATTAAGATCCATCTGAGCTTTCTTGTTGTAGAACTACTGACTCTACTACTCCAGTTATTTGAGATAGTCTTTTAGCAACATCCATTTTACATTTTGGACAACTAGCAGTAACTTCTTTTAATATCTTTACAAGGATCTCCTGCTTATGTTCAGTCTCTGCAATTTGAGTTGCTAATTCAGCGTTATCCAAAAGGCCAACCTCTTGAAGCATGCCGATTCTTTTACCTTCAATATCTGCAATTAACTTTAGAGCGGTAGCCTTAACGTTTAACTGTCCAGCCTGATCTGCATCCTCTACGGTCTTCCAGGCCTCTTTAATAAGCATGGCGTAATGTTGGTCTGCCCCAGAGACGGCTTCCTTTGCCCTCTCACGAGCCGTAGAATCGCTTCTAACGACCTCTTTCCATTGGTCGATATACTCTATGACCTCTGCACGTTTAAAACCCGTTAGGGTGGCAATCTGGGTAGGATTATTACCCTTCAATAATTCGCTTACTACTTTATTCATGCGGTCATAATGATCCGCTAGCTCAATTTCCATAGATACTCATTATAATCCTAGTCGACTAAAAAATCAACTGGATTTATCAATTTTTGCCTTAGCAATCTTATATAGAACTAAATATCCGATTAAATCGTCTATATCGTTGTCTCCAGCATATCCCTGATTATTCTTAACCCTATTTAATTTGTCATCAATTCTGACCTTTAATTGCTCTACTGAGTCCGCCGTCGAGAATATTCTTGCTGGATCCAAGGCTGAGTTGCCGTATGAAATATTTTTTTCAACTAACATGTGGGCTATCTCATGGCATGTATCCCATATCTTCATTCCAGCTGGTGCTCCAACTGAGCGTAAATATAGATCCTGACAACTAAAACTTTTTACATCCTCGTATACTGGTTTAAGCATTATCTTCCTCTCTAAATTTTGCTATAAAGACTCCCGTTTGTTGGAACTCTTTATATTCTACTATATTGCTGAAGTTTTGTAAAACTTTTTCTGTAGTCCAGTCTTCTTCTACATGAACCTCATATGGATTATCATCCACAGCCCCCTGTGGATAATGAATTATTGGAATAGATATTAAAGCATATTTAGCATCTCTTTCGATTTTACTCCAAAGATTTACGGCATCTTCCATTGGCATATGCTCTAATATATCCCCTAGAATAACTAGATCAAATTTAAAGTCGTCCATAGTTCTTACATCTATTGGGTATAAAAAGTCATATCTTTCTTCTAGATTATATTTAATTATTGATGGATACCAAGCTTCGACACCTAGAACTATTACATCTCCTGCTATATTAGATTTAATTAAGTCTAAGTATGTTCCTGCTCCCGCCCCACAATCAAGGACGGTCTTTGGATTTATTTCTTTAATTTTTTCAATAGCCCAAGGCTTGTTTTCTGGATCAGAGTATCCCATTACAGCAAAACCTTTCTTTGTTGTTTTGTTTGAAATGTCGATTCCAGTCCAGATATCTTGCAGTACAGTTTTGAACTTGGCTTTACGGTATAAGAATTATATTTTTCTGGTTGTCTAAAAAAGTAATAATCTATTGGTAAACTTATTGGATTTGTATTAACATCATTAATTATTTTTTCTGCAGTTTTTCTATTTATAACATAGCATAAGCATGACCAGTCTTGGTATGCCTTACAGACATCATCTTCTTCTGGATAAAATTCTCCAGCGTTTGTGTTGCCAGGGGCATAGTAAAAAAATAAATCCCAGTCTGGATCTAATTGGGACATGTATTTAAGAAGGTTTTCAAAAAATCCTGGAAAGTATTCTATATCGTCTTCCATAAGAATTAAATAGTCTTTATCTGTTTTTAAAAAATTAATATACGCTGTTATGTTACTAGCCCAAATACCTAGCTCCCCATATCGCCAGCCCACTTCGTTATTAAATTCATATCCGCCATTATCAAATTTGACCAACGGATTATCCTTATAAAAACATTCTAGGTCTATATTGTTAGATATAGATATTGTTGGGGTATCTAACTCTTCTGAGTACTGTTCCATGTAACTATTCATAGAATTAAATAGATCTAGTCTTTCATGATCTTTATCTAAATGGAAAACTTTGTGAGTAAAGTTCATCGCTTTTTAATCATTCCAAACTTTTCTAAATATCTTTGGATTGTCATCAAAGATACATTACATTCGGCAGCAATTTCAGATATACTCTTTTTCTGCACAACATATCTGCGGTATAGCCAAGGCTGGCTTTGATATAGTTTCATCGTTCTGTCAGTACCTTATTTGCATAATGTGCAATTCCGAATGAATCTGCAACGTCAAAATCAGATATATTTAGATTATACTTCTTATTAAAATAATCGGCAGTTCTTTGCTTACGCATATTACGTAATTGGGTTTTATACCATGAGTCTGCATATCCTGGGTGCTTTACTCTAATGGCCTGCTTTTCGTCTTTAGTTGGATTCTTATTTCCGATATATGCCTGCCAAGAGCTGGGGGATATTGTTATTACCTTGGCACCAGTAGACATTAATTCTGCAATAACAACGCCATACACATAAGATAATTTAATTACTGCATCTGGTGATCTAACTAGAACCGCTCCCTCTACAACAATATAATCTGATTTAAGCTCATCAAGCATGGCATGCATTTTGTTTTTTGCGTCATGTATTTTTTCAAATATGTCCGCTCCAACAAACTCTATCTTGCCCCACTTCATTGGCTTATCATCTTCCATTAGGCAAAACGCTACTGAGTTTGTAGAGGCATCAATGCCTAAAACCCTATTTGCTTTTGTCTTAACTAATTCAGCTAATCTCATTTATTAATCCTAGTAGTCTATCTCGTTGACTCTGATTTGTTTTCTTTAGGCATGAAGAGCATAGATTAGATTCATTGTATCTGCTTAATTGGCATCCACATTTTTTACATGGACGAAGAGCGCCATTTCTAATCGCTTTCTTCTCATAATACTTTTCCATAATTCTACGGTTTGTAGCAATACGGCAACATTCATCTGTGCAATATTTTTGGTTATGAGTCTTTGCCTCAAACTCTTTGGCACACTCTTTGTTTGCACAAATCATTATTTAGCTACCTCGTAAGGCTCTATTTGAACTGTTCCAGTTTCTCCAGCCCAGCATTCTTTCTTAATTGGGCATCCCTTACAAGCATAAGATGTTTTGGTAAATGGCCTCATTGGAATATCGCCAGACTTAAAGTTATCATATACTTCGCATAGCCATAAGAATAACTTTTCAATAGTCTCTTTATTCTTTTCTGTCATTTGAACTGGGATCAAAAGAAGCTCCTGAGTATTCTTATTTTCATATAAGAAGAAAGCTTC